GTGGCAGCGGCGCGGCACTCACCGAAGAACAACGCGCTGCGAAGTTCTATTCCAATTCGTAAGGAGCTTTTATGGCCACTCTTGCAACGACCAACCCCACCCTCGCGGACATCGCGAAGGGCCTCGATCCGGACGGCTCGGTCGCGCAGACCGTCGAAATCCTCAACCAGACGAATGAGATCCTTGCGGATGCGACGTTCATCGAGGGCAACCTGCCGACCGGGCATCGCACGTCGATCCGCTCGGGCCTGCCGCAGCCGACGTGGCGCAAGCTGTATGGCGGCGTCCAGCCGACGAAGTCGACCAAGGTACAGGTCACCGACAACTGCGGCATGCTCGAAGACTATGCCGAAGTCGACAAGGCGCTCGCCGATCTGAACGGCAACACGATGTCGTTCCGCCTGTCCGAGGACAAAGCGCACATCGAGGGCATCAACCAGGAAGTGGCGCAGACGCTGATCTACGGCAACGAAGGCAGCGCCCCGGCAGAATTCACCGGCGTGTCGGCCCGCTACAACTCGCTGGCCGCGCAGAACGCCGACAACATCATCGACGGTGCCGGGACCGGATCGGACAACACGTCGATCTGGCTGGTCGTGTGGGGCCCGCAGACGGCGCACATGATCTACCCGAAGGGCTCGAAGGCCGGCCTCGCCGTTACTGACAAGGGTCAGGTGACGGTCGAGAACGCCGACGGCGCTGGCGGCCGCATGGAAGCGTACCGCACCCACTACAAGTGGGACGTCGGCTTCTCGCTGCGCGACTGGCGCTACGTGGCGCGCGTCTGCAACATCGACGTGTCGGATCTCGGCACGGTCGCGAACACGAAGAACCTGATCACGTGGATGATCATGGCGTCCGAGCGTATCCCGGCATTCGGCCTCGGCCGTGCCGCGTGGTACGTGAACCGCACGGTTCGCGAAAAGCTGCGTCTCGGCATCATCGAGAAGATCTCGAACAACCTCACGTGGGAAACCGTCGCCGGTCAACGCGTGATGATGTTCGACGGCATTCCGGTGCGCCGTACCGACGCGATCCTCAACACGGAATCGCGCGTCGTCTAACGCGGCGGGGCGGCGCTTCGGCGCCGTCCAGCTCTCCGAATCCATTCGAAAGGACATCGCAATGTACATCGACTCGCTTCTCGAATTCTCGCGTGCGCAGGCGCTGTCGGCGTCGGGCGCATCGACCAACATCATCGACCTAGGCAGCGACCGCGACATCGGTCCGGGCCGCCCGCTGTGGGTCGTCGTGTCACCGTCCGTCGCTGCCGACAACACGACCGGCGACGAAACGTATTCGATCGCGCTGCAGACCGACGACAACTCGTCGTTCAGCTCGCCGACGACGATCGCCACGGTTGCGCCTGCTGCTGCGTCGCTGACCATGGGCTCGCGCTTCGTGATCGGGATGCCGTTCGCGAACGAACGCTACCTGCGCCTGAACTACACCCTCGGCGGCACGACCCCGAGCGTCACGCTGAACGCGTTCCTGACCGATCAGGATCCGTCGTCGTGGCAGGCGTACCCGGACGGTATCGCGTAAGCGGCGCCGGCTGACAGATGGGCGGCAGTCGTCGCCCGTTCAAAGCACACAACGAGGTAAGACATGCCGAAGGTCAAGGCGATCAAGATGGGCTTCTACCGCGGCGCGCGCAAGCGCCCGGGCGAAGTGTTCGACGTCGAGAAGGGCGAAAAGGCATCGTGGTTCGTCCCGACCGACGAGGCGCCGACGGGCCCAAAAGCCCGTGGTCGCGCCGACAGCACGTCGAGCACGGAAGCGACGAATGGTTCCGGCTCGTCCGTCGGGCAGGACGCCGACGATCTGCAGTAACGGACTGACATATGGCGTCGCAGGTAGGCATCGCGAATCGCGCGCTGACGAAGCTCGGGTCGGCGCGCATTACGTCGCTCGATGAGGATTCGAAGGCAGCCGGCGCACTGAATTCGATGTATGAAGATGTGCTGGACGCATGCCTGCGTGAGCACGTCTGGTCGTTCACGAAGGCGCGCGCGCAGCTTGCCGCACTCGCCGATGCACCACTGTTCGGATTTGGCTACCAGTATCGGTTGCCGGCCGACTTCCTCCGACTGATCCAGATCGGCCAGTTCCTCGTCTATCCGAAGACCGACACGCGCGGGCTGTTCAGCATCGAGAACGGCAACATCCTGACCGACATCGAGGCGCCGCTGTACGTTCGATACGTGAAGCGCGTCGTCGACCCGAATGCGATGGACGCGCTATTCCGCGAAGCGTTCGCGTGCCGCTTGGCGATCGAGGTGTGCGAAAGCCTCACGCAGAGTTCGACTAAGCGTCAGGCTGCATGGGCCGAGCATGACCGTGCGATCGCGCAGGCGATCCGCGTCAACGCAATCGAGCGCCCGGCGCAACCAATCGGCGATGACACGTGGCTTGAATCGCGCAACGGTGTGCCGTTCCCCGGAGAAACTCCGATCATCCGCCAGTAGGAGGGCGCATGCCGAAGGCAGCACCGCAGCAGGTTTCGTTCGATGCCGGCGAGCTTTCGCCATTGCTTGGCGCGCGCGTAGACCTGGCGAAGTACCCGAACGGGTGCAAGGTGATGGAAAACTTCATCGCCACGGTGCAGGGCCCGGCGATTCGCCGCGGCGGCAAGCGCTTCGTGGCCGCGATCAAGGATTCCGCCAAACAGGCTTGGCTGGTGCCGTTCATCGTGTCGGACGGCATTTCCTACATGCTCGAGTTCGGCGATCACTACGTGCGCTTCTTCGTGAACCGCGGCCAGCTCGTCAGCGGCGGCGCACCCGTCGAGCTCGCAACCCCATATGCGCTTGCTGACCTGACGACCGAAGATGGCACGTTCGCGATCCGCGCGACGCAGAGCGCCGACACGATGTACCTGTTCCATGGCGCCTACCCGACGCAGAAGCTGCTGCGCACGAGCGCGACGACCTTCTCTTTGCAGGAGGTTACGTTCGTCGGCGGTCCGTTCACGACCGTGAACATCGATAGCGGCGTCAAGGTGCAGGCAAGTTCGCAACTCGGTGCCGTGACACTGACTGCGACGGCCGGCGTGTTTCGGCCATCCGACGTCGGCACGCTGTTCTATCTCGAGCAAGAGGACAACTCTTTCGTCAAGCCGTGGGTGGTCCACCAGAGAGTCGCCGTCGGCCAACTGGCCCGGGTTGGTGATCGTGTCTATCTGTGCAAGACAATCGGCTCGCAGACGCCGCAGGTGACGGGCACGGAGACGCCGACGCATACGGTTGGTCGTCGGTGGGACGGCACTGGTCAGGACGAGTCGTCGACGGACGAGTATGGCTCGATCGGCGTGGAGTGGGAATATCAGCATTCGGGCTACGGCACGGTACTGATCACTGGTTTCACGGATACGCAGCACGTGACCGGCACCATCACGACGAACGACCCGGCGGAACAATGCATGCTGCCGAACACGGTCGTGACGTCCGGCACGTACAAGTGGGCCCGGTCGCTGTTCAATTCGACGGACGGGTTTCCGCAGACGGGGACGTTCTGGCGCAATCGTCTGGCGCTGATGCATGACCGTTGGCTCGCGCTGTCGGTGTCCGCCGATTTTGAATCGTTCAAGACGAAAGACGCAGATCAGCAGACCGATGACTCTGCGATCGTGCAACAGCTCAATGCCCGACAGCTCAACAAACTGGCATGGATGGTCGAGTCCGATAGTCTGCTGATCGGCATGACGGGGGACGAGTGGGTGATCGGTCCGGCGAACGCGTCGCAACCGGTCAGCGCGACCAACCTGAACGCCGCGCGCCGTACGTCGTATGGATCGAAGCGGATTCAGCCGGTTCAGGTCGGCGGCACGATCATGTTCGTGCAGAAGGCCGGCCGCAAACTTCGGGATTTCCGATATGACTTCTCGTCCGACAACTACGTGTCGACGGACGTCACGAAGATCGCGGACCACATCACGCGCGGGCACGATGGCACGAACAACGGGATCATGTCGCTCTGCTACCAACAGGAGCCGCATTCCGTCGTGTGGGCTGCGCGCGCCGACGGTCAGCTGATCGGCTGCACATACGACGAAGAGGCGGGCCGCAGCGATGTCTATGGCTGGCATCGGCATCCGGATGTGAATGGATTCGTCGAATGCGTTGCCTCGATGCCGGCGCCGGACGGCGCGACCGATGACCTGTGGATGATCGTGCGTCGGCAGATCAACGGGCAAACCGTGCGCTACGTCGAATACCTGAATCCTCCGCTGAAGGACGACGATGCGCAGTCGGCAGCGTTCTATGTCGATGCGGGCATCACGTACAGCGGCGCGCCAGCTACCAGTATTACTGGGTTGGCGCACCTCGAGGGTCAAACGGTCGCGGTGCTGACGGATGGCGCTGTGCATCGATCGCGCACTGTGACCTCAGGATCGATCACGCTCGATTGGGCCGCGTCGGTCGTGCATATCGGAGTTCCGACGAAATGTCGTATCCAAACCATGCAGCTGAACGCCGGCGCCGCAAATGGAACAGCGCAAGGAAAGACCAAGCGCGTAGCGAATATCGTGACGCGCTTCTCGCGGAGCCTGGGCGGCGCCGTCGGCCCATCGTTCGACAGCGGCGATCTCGAGCCATTGAATTTTCGTAGGCCGTCGAACGCGATGGATCAAGCAGTGCCGCTGCTTGATGGTGACATGGAGTCGAACTGGCGCGGCAGTTATGAGGGACAGTCGTGGGTCTGCTACCAGAACGACCAGCCCCTGCCGGTGACGCTGCTCGGCTTCTTCCCGATTCTGGATACGCAAGATGATCGCTGAACCACTACGTCCCGAGCACATCCTGTCGGTGCACCTGCAGCCGGCGCAGATGACGTCGGCCGGCCTGCTCACGCCCGACTATGCGCAGTTGCTGTGCGCGTCGACGCAGGTCGGCTGGACGCTCGTCGAGGATGGCGTCGTGCTGGGGTGCGGCGGTCTGGTCGAGTGCTGGGAGAACCGCGCTCAGGCGTGGACACTGATTTCAGCGCCTCTGCTCAAACGGTTTCGCACCGCTCATCGGCTGGTCCGCGCGAAGCTGACTGAGGCGCCGTGGCGTCGCATTGAAATGGACGTCGACACTGAGCACAAAGCTGCGATCGCATGGGCCGAACATCTAGGCTTCGTCGCCGAAGGCGTGCGGCGTAAATACACGGTCGATGGCCGCGACATGATTCTTTTTGCGAGGGTTAAATAATGGCGTTTCTACCTCTGCTTGCCGCGGCGGGCTCTGCGGCGAGTGCTGCCGCTGCCGGCACAGCCACTACGCTAGGCACGCTGAGTATGATCAGCGCGGGTGTGAGCGCGGCCGGTGCGCTGGCGGCTGGCGCCGCAAAAGCGTCGGCTGAGCGTCAGCAAGCCGCCGTCATGGACCGCAACGCGCAGCTCGCGAACAACCAGGCGCAGCAGGTCTACGCGCAGAACGTGAACCGAGAGGAAGCGCAGCGCGGTCAAGCCGACCAGCAACTCGGTGCGCAACGAGCCGCGGTGGCGGAATCTGGCTTCAACCCGAACGCAGGTTCGGCGCTCGACACGCAAGTGCAGAGCGTTCGGAACGCGGAACTCGACGCACTGCAGACGCGGTATCAGGGTCTGCTTCAGGGCCAATCGCTCGACGATCAGGCGACGCAAGACCGGTTCGCCGCGCGCACGGCGCGCACGAATGCACGCAACAGCATGATCACCGGCGGCATCTCGGCGGCGTCATCGCTGCTTGGTGGCGTTGCGTCATACGGCAAAGCCACCGGCGCGTTGGGCGGCGTGACGAATTCGCTGAAGAGCTACGGCACGACCTCGGCCGGAAATCCGATTGTGTTCTCCATGTAAGGCCTGCAATGTCAATCAAGATTCCGGTCTACGAACGGCAGGTTACACCCACGCTGCAGGCGTCCGGCGCACGCACGCCGCTCGCAACCGTCGAAGACAACACGGGCGCTGCGCTGCAGCAGGTCGGAACGTCACTCGGGCAGGTCGCGGACGTGCTGGCCGCGCAGAAGCGCCAGGACGAGCAGGCTGCCGTCTCGCGCCAGATCGGCGACGATCGTGTGACATGGCTGCAGAACATGCAGACGGCGAAGGATAATGCCGCGCCCGGTGCACCGAACTTCACGCCGAACCTGATCAAGGGCTTCGACGACTACTCGCAGCAGCAATTGCAGCAGATGCCAGACGGCACCGCGAAGCGCTTCTATTCGATGCAGCTCAGCGATTTGCGTGCGACGCTCGCCGGGCACGCGATCACGTGGCAGGCTGAACAGCACCGCGCATACAACGCCAACCAGTACCAGCAGGGCAACGACACTGCGGCGCGCGCGATCGCGATGGACCCGAGCCTGTACGGTTCGACGCGCGCATCGCAGCTCGCGCTGATCGATTCGGCGGCGCTCGATCCGCAGACGAAGGCGAAGCTCGCCGACAACTTCAAGGACGTGGCATCGACGGCGGCCGGCATGCGCATGGTGTCCGCCGACCCGGCCGCAACGCTCGGCGTGCTGACGCAGAAGCCCGACCAGCCACTGCCGGCCGGTTACGAGTGGGTCGGCGATCTGCCGCCGGCGAAGATGATCGCTCTGCAGGGGCACGCGCGCACGCTGGTCGCGCAACAGCAAAATGCGCTCGATCGTGCCGCGTTGCAGCGCGAGAACACGGCCGTCGATCTGCACAATCAGGCGCTGTCCCTCGTGAACGAGGGTAAGCAGCTGAGCCCGGAATTCACGAATCAGCTGCTGACGGGAACGGAGGGCACGGCCGTGGCCGGTGCGGTGCGCGAACTGATCGGCACGGCCGGCCAGCGCGCAGGATTCGCGAGCGCATCGCTGCCGCAGCAGGCCGCTACGCTGCAGCAGTACCAGACCGAAGCGGCGACGCGCGGCACCGATCCGGATCAGGCGGCGGCCGTGAAGCAACTCGAGCAGATCCACACGGCGAGCGTCGCCGCGTACAAGGCGGATCCGTGGAACGCGGCGCTTGATCGCGGCGTGCTTCAAGGCGTGCCGAAGGTCGACACGTCGAGTGTGCCGAGTCTCGTAGCGTCGCTCGCTGGCCGCGCGCAGACAGCCGGCGTGGTCGAGGCGGCCGCCGGCCGACGCGTGTCGCTGATGACGCCAGACGAGGCAGAGAAGACGCTGACTGCCGTTGATTCGTTGCCGATCGATACGAAGGCGCAGGCACTGAACCAGATCGGCCAAGCGTTCGGCAATGCCGGCCGCATCGCAGATCTTGCCGCGCAGTGGAAGGAAAAGAGCCCGGCGATGGCGCTCGCACTGAAGGCCGGCGCGGCAGATGCCGGCGGCAAGCCGCTGCTGACGACGAGCGGCGCGCCGCTTAGCACGTTCATCCTGACGGGCGCGCAGGCGCTGAAGGACAAGACGGTGAAGATCGACGAAGTCGCCGGCACGGGTATGCGCGCCACGATCGCGAACGCGATCGGCGACGCGTTGCCGCCCGAGCAGGCCGACGACGCAAAGGAAGCCGCGTATCTCATCGCGGCCGGCAGCGCGGCGCGCGGTGGTCGCACGCAGCCGAGCAGCACCGACGTGCAGAACGCGATCAGCGGCGCGACGGGCGGGATCTCGACGACTGGCGGCCAGCAGATCAATGGCAAGCCGAACATCGTCGCGATGCCGTACGGCTGGCGCGAGGACGATTTCCAGAACGCCGTGAAGCAGGTCACGGCCGCGAACATTGAAAACCCGGGCGTCGACACGGTGCTCGCGAACGGGCACGAGATCCCAGTCGCCGACTTCGTGAAGCAGTTCGCGAGCTATCGCCTCATGCGCGTCGGCGTGCGCGGCACATACGCGGTGCAAACCGGGTCGAAGTTTGTCACCGACAAGACGGGTGCACCGATCACGGTGCACCTGACGTTCCCGACGAAGAATGCTCCGCGCGTCTCCACAACAGCCGGCACGCCGGCGGCGCAGCCTGAGACGATGCCGTTCCCCGGAGGTATGTAATGCCGGTTGATTCACTGTACGCCGACCAGACCGCCAGTTTCCTGCGCGGACAGAACCAGATCGATCTTCCCGAGCCGACCGTCTATCCGTCGACGTCGATCACATCAATCGCGCGGGCGGTGGGACGCGGGCTCGGGCAGGGCGGTACTGCGTTGTTCGGCGCGGCTTCGGATCTGGCCGCCGGCCTGAGCCAGATCTACGTCGATCCCGACACGCTTACGCTGAACCCGCAGGCGCAAGCCGACGCCGACAAGCAGGTGAACGCGGCGATCTCGAAGCAGCGCGCCGGACACCTGTTCGAATCGCCGCTCGGCACGCGCGCGTACGATCTGTCAGATACATTCAAGCCGGACCCGACTCGCGCAACCGCGATCGATCAGACCGTGCAAGGCGTGGTGTCGGGCCTCGCGCAGATCGTGCCAGCCGCGGTGCTCGGCGGTCCGCTAGCCGGCGCGGCCGTCGGCGGAACGTCAATCGGCATGTCGCGCGCGGAAGACCTGAAACGGCAGGGCGTCAACGTCGGCACGCGGACGGCGGTCGGCGCGGTCGAGGGCGCGCTCACTGCCGCCGGCGCAGTGTTGCCCGTCGCCGGCTCGACGCTGCCGCGCACGATCGGTCTTGTCGCCGCCGGCGGCCCGGGCGCAGCGATTGCGCAGGCGACAATCGAGAAAGCTATTCTGCGCAATGCGGACTACGACCACCTCGCCGACCAGATCAACCCGCTGGATCCGATCAATCTGGCGGCCGCGACGCTGATGGCCGGCACGTTCGCGGGGGTGCATACCGCAGCGTCGGCGCGCACCGCGCGGCAGACGGCCGCCGCTGTTTCCGTGCCGCTGCAGTCGCTCGCGATCGACGCACGCCGCGCGCTGCCGTACAACTCGCCGCAGCTCGACGCCTACGCCGCGCAGGCCGCGCAGGCCGCCGGCGTACCGCCCGAGCTCATGCTCGCGCTGAAGAACGCGGGGGAGAAGTCGAATTCGGGCCAGGTGTCGCCGAAGGGCGCGGCCGGCGTATCGCAGATGATGCCAGAGAACCTGCGCAAGTACGGTGTGACGGACCCCACGGACCCGGTGCAGGCGCTTGACGGCATGGCGAAGTATCTGGCGGACACGCAGCGCCAGTACGGCGGCAACCTGCAGGCGATGATCGCCGACTACAACGGCGGCCCGAAGCAGGCGGCCGCGGTGCTCCGCGGCGAGCGGCCTCCAGCAAATGAGACGGCCGCGTACCTCGACCGCGTAAACGAGTATCTCGCGACGCGCGGCATCGACTCGGCGACGTTCCGCGTGACGCCCGAGCAGGTCGACGCGGCGCTGCTCGCGCGCGGGCAGCGGATCGTCGATGACGCGTACGTGTTCGGGCGGCCGGACGACATCACCGCGATGACCGCGCATCAGGACGCGTTCGAGCTGGCTGCGCGCCAGATGGATGCCGGTCAGTTCCCGGACGTTGCACGGTTCGTGTCGGGAGACGATTCTGCGCGTGCGACGGCGCTCGAGTCTTTGATCGCTGACGCCGAGACGCAGCGCACCGACGTCGCACAGCAGGCGGCCGGGCTCGCAGATCAGGGCGCGGTGTCACGGATGCGCGCCGAGCTCGACCAGCTCACCGCCGCGCGGCCGGACGATTCAGCCGCTGGCGTGAAGGAGCTGACGCGCCAGTTGCAGGACCAGGGCATGAAGTACAAGGCCGCGGCCGCGAAGGCGCAAAAGCAGATGGATGCGTCAATCGCCGACCACGAGGCGCAGGTACAACGCTTGCGCGGAGCGATCGAGGAAAACGCCCGCGCGCAGCAAGCGCACCAGCAGCTCGGCGCGCTCGACGCGCAGTTGGCCGACCTGCGTTCCGCGCGCGCTGGGATCGACGCGCCGGCCACGCGCCGCACGCCGCTGTCGAAGTTTGTCGAAGACGTTGTGCGCGCGCAGACGCGGCGTGAGCCGGTCACGTACCGTGAGCCGCAGGAGCCTGTGTTGCAGGCGGCCGACACGATCCCGGCCGGCGGTGCGCCGCGTGCGAGCACTGCGCCCGCCGGCGCCGCGCCGAGTGCGCGCGCTATCGACGCCAATCTGCGCGAGGCGGCCGCGCTGCGGCCGGACATGCAGGTGACAATCGACACGCCGGCCGGTGAGCGCACCGGTACCGTCGCTGAACTGATGCAGCAGATCGACGACGAGCACGCCATGAACACGCAGGACGCGGGACTGTTCGAGGTCGCCGCGAACTGCTTCATTAGCCTGGGAGGCTAAATGCACCAGAAGTGCGTCAACGCAGTCGAGGCGGTCGCCGGCCGGAAGCTCACGCAGGCCGAGATTGATGGGATAGAGAACCGCGTGCGCGCGGGCATGCGCGCGACGGCGCGGCAGGATTCGGCCGCGTGGACGTCGATGTCGCAGGCCGATCGCGTCGCGGCGGGTGCCGAGTGGGCGCGGCAGCAACTCGTGCACGAGGCAGACCTCGACCGGGCCCGTAAGCGACTGCAGATCGCCAAGCAGATCGAGACGACCGACCGGATTCAGGAAGCGCTGTATTCCGATCCCGAAAACGCTCACCGCAAGGGCGCGCGCGAGACGATCGTAAAACACGATATCGAGCAGACATACGTGCTGGCTGGCGCGATCAAGTCGGATTACATGCGCCAGACGATGGGCGCGATCGACGCGATGAAGGTCGGACAGAACTTCCTTGCGCGCGCGTTCGACGTGGACAACCCGGCGATGGAGCGGGACATCATCCGCGAGGTGTACCGCGGCGCGGACGGTTCGACCGGCAACGAGGTGGCGAAGGCCGCGGCCGAGCAGATCGGCAAGACGACAGGCGCGATGCGCGAGCGCTTCAACCGCGCGGGCGGCAACGTCGGCGAGCTCGACTATGGGTATGTTCCGATCCGCCACGCACAAAGCAAGGTTCTCGGCAACGGCTCGGACGCGCAGCGGCACGCCTGGGCGGAT